TTTGTTACTACTCCTGCTACTACCATTCTTCCTTCTTCTACTACACTTAGAGTGCTATAATAATCAATAGCTTGGTCTACAATGACAATAGGATTCGCAGATTCGTAAACAGTATATGTAAATTGTCCAATTACAAAAGTTGCATCTACACCTTCTGTTAATTCGAATAAGTTATATCTTTCTATGTAAGCTGAAGTATCTGTACCCATCCATTGAAAGCCTTGTGAATCTTTGTTAAATTCATTTTGGAAAAGAAACAGATAGTAAGGATTCGTAATAGTAGATGTCTCAGTCAAAGTGAGAACAAAAGTATTTAGCGAATCTTTTTCTAAGTATATCATATATTATAATGGTTATTAATTAGCATTTGTTATAAAACAAAAAACCCCCACTAATTAAAGTGAGGGTAGGGATAGCAAAGTTTACTTTTAAACTAGTAAACCTGCAATAATAGTCTTGTCAACTTCGTATGCTAAAGTTTCGTTTTCAGCAACCATAGTGATAGAATATTTACTTCCATCAGCTTTAGCCGTTCCACTTCCTTCAGCTACTGCAGTAACTTGTGCAGTTGGAAAATACCAGTACTTACCGTTAGCATCTAAAACGATTACTGCTAAGTCTCTTTGTCCTTCTCCTAAGATTTTGATAGAACGAGATTTTGCAGCTTCACGTCTGTGAAACATAAGTGTGATAGTTGCAGTTACAAAAGATGAGCCATTGATTAAATCATTCGCTTGGTCTTCTGTGTACATTCCTGTGTTACGTTTAAACTCAAAAGGCACGAATGGTGCAGTTTTAGTTATTGCAGTTACTTCCCAGTTAGCATCGTCTACAGTAACTGCAGTTACTTCGCTTTGGTCGTTTATATAAATTGTTTGGATGCCACCGATATTATTGTCGCATCCTTTGGTTATTGTCGTTATTGTATTACAAGGCATTTCGTTTATGTATTAAAAAAGGGGTGATGTTTATTGCACCACCCCTTTCTAGTTAGTAATTAAGTCTTAAGAATAAAGAACGATTTCAGTAGGATTTGTATACCAGAATCCAACTTTCAAGTTAGCACGAGTTCTCAAATATGGCTCAGCAACTGTATCATTCAAGTTTACTGCTCTTAATGCTTTAGCATCAGATTCAGAATCGAAAGCATAAATCAAGTTATTCTTCAAAGTAAGAACTGCAGTATCGTTAGGAAGACCTTCAGCAACTACCATCTTGATACCCAAGAAAGTTAAAGCAAGAGGAATAGTAACAAATGTTTGAGTGTTACCTTGTGCAGCAGCTAATTCATAAGCAGTAGCAATGTTAGAAGAAACATAGAAACGTAAATCCGCTTTCTTTCTTTTAATTGAAGCAGGAGCAGCATTTAAGATTGCAGTTAATTGTGCGATAACGTTTGTTGCATCAATAGATACATTAGCAACATCAACTACTGCAGCATCAGCTAACAATCTCTTAAGATAACCATCACATAAAGAAAGTAAAGCATCTACAGATAAAGTGTCACCTTGCCATCTCAACAACTCAACATCTTCGCCAATTTGCATACTCATAGTTTCCCAGTAGTAAGACATAAAACTAGCAACTTCAAAGCTTCCGTTAGAACCTGCAGCCATTTGCAAAGAAAGGAATGATTGCTCTAAGTCAAATTGACAAATTTGAGCCATTGCAGATAATGCACATACATCAATATCAATAGCATCTAATGAATCAGTTGGTGCAGAGAAAGCACAAGTAGAAGATTGTAAGATTGAGCCAAAAGTAACGTTAGCTAATTTTGTAGCTGATTTAATACCCGGCAAAGTTCTGTAGTTATCTACAATATCTTCAGTAATATACGCACGAGAATAAAACTCGTTAGGGTTAGCACATAAAAGTGCGTTTGTTTCAATATCTAAATTGAATTTTAAGTTTCTTGACATTTTTTTAGTCTTTATTAAATTGGTTAAACTTCATTAATTTTTCGTGAGCAGTTAATTTTTGCTCGGTAACATCCGTCACTTCTTCTTCAAGTGTTGGAATCATTGCTTTTACTTCTGCAATTAGCTGAATAAGTTCGTTGTATTTTTCATCGATTGTAGGCATAACGATTGCAAGAATTGCTTCAGCATCTGCAGTTGGATCAACAGACATTTCTGCTTCTTCGACAACTACTTCTTCTTCTACTACTTCTTCAGTCATTACCACCTCTTCTTCAACTACTTCTTCAGCTACTACTTCAGTTGCAGGTGCATCTTTCACTTCAACAATTTCTCCATCTTTTACAACGTAGATTTTGCCTTCAATCAGATGTTCTCCATCAGGTAAATTCATACTATTATTTATTATTTGATTACTGTTTAATTTCAATCCTAAGAATCCTTCAATAGAGAATCCTAACTGCTCACTTTCAACTAGCTTATTGTAATACTCTTTGTCGGTAATTTGAGCAGTCAACATCAATGTTCCTTTAGGTACTTCAATACCATAAGAACTAAATGCTTTATCTTCTCTAGGACTCTCCACAATCCAACTTTCAAGAATGTATGCTGGTACTGTTTGCCCTGCATCGTGTTCTAAGTTGAATAAGTTCTTGTTGTTTAGATTCTGCATAAAGTCGGAGTAGATTGTTTCAATCTCTTGTTCAGAAAATTGAACGTAATATTCTCCTTCTTCATCGTTTCTATAAATATCCATTGGAATCATAGCAGGTGCTACAATTCTCATCTTTGGCTCATCAGCAAACTGCATTACTTTAGTGTGACTATTAAAAGCCATACCTTTGACTAAGATAGCAGGTTTAGAAGTGAATGCGACCTGTTCTATTCCTAGTACTTCACCATCAGAATATTCTTCGTCAATCGTAACTTTAAAAATAGGAATATCATTCGCCATACATTATAATGGTATATGTTTTTTTTTGTTATATTTTTGTATATTTGTCAAAAAAACGTTATGATAAAAATCGGAACTAAAAAGATTAACAATGAAGTTACTGAACTGACTATTGAACAGTTTGAGAAACTTAGTACAACGATCAACAATAAAGAACTTGACCAGTTTGAAAAATGGGCAAAGATATTCATTGACTTAGGAGCAGATGAAGATGAAGTATATGATTTAGACTTTGACAAGTTTACAGAAATTGTAAAGAAATTTTCTGATACTAAGAAAAAGCCTGATACAAAGTTTTTAAAATCAATTGAAGTAGATGGTTATACTTACCAATCTTATGAAGATGAGTTTAAATTGAATGTGCGTGATCTAAAAATGATTGAAAAAGCAGTATCTACAAGTCCTGAGAATTATGTATCTAAAGTTTTGGCTATTATTTTTAAAAGAACTGACTTGACAAAAGCTGAACACTACGGTGATTCACATCTTGCATTAAAATCAAAGATGTTTAAAGAGCAAAAAGCAAATATTGCCATTCCTTTTATGGTTTATATTGGCGAAAAGTTAGGTACTACTGCTAAAAATATGCAAGTTGAAGCTGCCGAAGTCGTGGAATGATATAAGTGTCGAACAGTTCATTGAATTAAGGTCGCTAAATGGTAGTGACTTTGATTCTTTGTTTAGTTATGAAATAGAATGCTTATCTATTTTAACAGATATTGATGTAGATGAGTTTGATGATATGGATATTGACGAACTAGCAAAGATTGTTAAACAGATTACATTCATAAAAAAGCAACCATCAGGTATTTTTAAGAATAAAGTAAACAGTTTTGTTTATATTGGATTAGATAATTTAAAGTTAGGCGAGTTCATTGATTTGGAATACTATTTTGCTAATGACTATGTTAAGCACTTGACTTATATTAGTTCAGTTTTGTACCGTAAAACTAAACTTAGCGAATGGGAAGAATTGATTTATGAAGATTATTCGTTTGATATTGAGAAACGCAAAGAACAGTTTAACGAGTTGCCTATTACATCAGTCTACGGAATATGCTCCGAATACATGAAGTATCGTGAGAACTTCTTAAAAGTGTATGAAAATCTATTTAATCCAATCTTTGATGAAGATGAACTAGCAGAAGAACTAGATGAAGAAGATATTAAAGAACAAGAACAAGAAGATAAAATTAATAGATGGAGTTGGGAGCATACGTTGTATAATTTAGCTAACGAAGATGTTACTAAAATAAAAGACGTACTGGAGTTAAATCTAGTATTTGCTTTTAATATGCTAGGAATGAAAAAAGAACTAGAGATTTAAAGTAAAGTAGAAGACTCAGGTAAACTATAAGGTAATTCTTCTTCGTCTATCCAATTAAATTCTAAAAACATTTTTGGATTATTTAGAATCCTAGCCATTTCTAATAATGGATATACTTCAAATTGCCATCTTATAAAGTCTTGCATTATTTCTGAAGTGATTGCTTGAACTTCTGAAGATGCTAACCACTTCTGTATGATTTTTTGAGGAGCAATATAAATTGTTCCTTTGTCTAAAAAGAAAAAGTAATATAAAGCATTTACAGTAATAGTAATGTTATTAAAGTTATCTGATTGCATAGCAGAAATTCTAATACTATCGTACAAAGAGCCAGTATCTATTAAGCCAAGTTTTTTGACTTCCATCTGCAAGGCTCTTGCAAGTTTATTCCTAGTTGCGTATTTTACTTTGTATGTCGGCATACTGCTAAATTACAATATTTGTTTGTACTTTTCTAGTTCAACATTAACCCACGCCAAAACGTCTGAATCCTCCCAAGATTTTGTATAAGTGAATCCGTTTAAATTAGCTCCGTATTTGCCGTTTATCAATACGTCAACACTCGCAGTCTTCTCTTGTACGTTGTCATTTACCGAATTTACAATAACGTCTTGAACGTCTATTGTTGCTGTGAAATTTTCTAGTTTTATTGTCATAATTTTAAGTTAAAGTTGTTCCTGTTACTGTGAAATTTCTACACGCTACCCAGCGACCATCTAATCCCGTTTTAGCATTTAAATTTATCCAACTTCCCGAATGTAAATAAGCTATAGTAGTCGCAGCCTTATAAGTTGTCGAAGTCCATATTGAACTATTTGGAAAATTAAAAGGTGCGTAACTTATTCCAAAGGATTGTTCATAATTAAAAATGTTTTCATATTCTTTTTTGTTAGGTAGTCTCCATCCAGTTGTGAAACCTACCACCGATAAAGCAAGTGCAGCATCAATAGCAGCGTTCCATGTTATATTAGTAGCACTAACCACCCGATAATAACCTAAAACAGTACTTCCATCGTATGTCGACCAATCAATTACTATATTTTTTGTGTATGTTGTACCTCCCAATTCATCTGTAAATCTGTTTGTATTTCCGAATGGGTTATTACTTGCAAGTACTGTAAATGAAGTTGCTCGACCTGCTTCTAAGTCGCCATCGTCTCCAGTTCTATAAGACGTTGTTTGACCTGTTTTCATTAGTTTTAAACCAACCGATGCAGCTGCTGCTGTTACTACTGCTTTTATATATCTATTATCACTCATTATTTAGTTATATTTAGATTAACAACCGAAAGAGTTGATGCAGTTACTGTTATCTTACTTCCTATAGCTATTGTGTTTCCTAACGTATAAGCTACTCCATCGTCTTGAATAGTAATTGTTGGAGCATTTAACACGTTGCTAACAGATGAAATAACCATACTGTAAGGTGCATAAAAATCAACTGTAAGTGCAGCAACAAGTTCTATCGTATATTGTATTTTTACGTTTTTCCATAGTAAATCAGCTGAATCGTATTCTAATTGATTACCACCTGCTACCGATGCAATAGAAACGTTATGAAGTTCTTGAAGTTCAAAACCGTTTTGTACTCTTACAAATATCTCACCGTTGCTTACGTTTGCTCTCGTTACTATTCCAATAAATACCAAGTGTGCAGGTGCAGCAGGTTTGTTAATCAATCCGTAGATTAAGTTACCATTTGTACCTAACCAAACTGGGTCTCCTGCAGTTGCTGAAGAAGTATTTAACCCTGCTAAAAGACCTTCAGTAATTACAGTGCCTTTTTTATTAATTGCTAAGGTTTCAATAATTAAACCCATCGTTTTAGATGAAGTTGCTTCAGTTACGTTGGATGCTAAAGATACAATCATATTAGTACCATCTGCACTACTTACATATATTGCTTGACCTTTAGTCATTGCCTCACCTGCCTTAACTGCGTGTTGAAGTGTTGATGCAGTCGCAGCAATAGTCCAAGACCTATCTGCACTTAAATCGTATGTAGTACCGTTTATAGTTAGATTTCTAGTATCAGGAACTAATCCTGCTATTGAAGGAATAGAAGGTTTATTTAGTATTTCAGCTACTCCACTTGTTGCATTCCAATCAGAGTTAACTTGAGCAGAAGGAATAGTTGGTAAATTGCTTAAATCATTATAGTCTCCAGTAGTTGCAACTGTTGCTAAATCAGCACTATTTGCTTTCAATGCTAAAGCATCAAATACTGCGTTACTTGTTACAGGGTTTAAACTACCATCTGTAACGGCATCTTCTATTGGTATATTTATATTTATTGCCATACTACATTAATTGTTTCATCTATTAAACTTGGTACTGTTACACTTGTTGTTACTCCGTTTACTATAAAATTATAAGTAGTATCAGGTAAAACCAATAAACCACCACTTGCTACCGTTGTTAAATATGTACCATCACTATTTGTTACCGTTGCATCTTCACAAACAATAGGAGGATTAGGAGAAATTGGATTCATTGGAATAGCACAACTACCATAACTTGCTACTTCAAATGTAATACTCATTACCCAACCTGCAACATAATCTAAATCAAGATTGTTTAACGGTGACATAGTTGCACTACCGACAACATCTATCTCAACATCGTTGTCATTAGTATAGTAAACATACATATCTTTTAAGATAAGCTGACAATCAGATATAATATTATTAAGATTTGCACGATCAGCTTGTATTAAATCAACACAATAGATGTCTACAGTAAATTGATTCGTGTTTAGATTCTCTGTATCACTTGTTGGTGTAACAAATACTACTGGGTACTTCTCATCTATTGTAGCGAAGTTTGGCATTTGCTCTCTGAATTCTCCTCCGTACTTTTTTATCTGTAGGTGAGCATTGCAGAAGGCTTCTATTTTATTTAATAGTGATTTATAGCTTGTCATAGTACTGCCGATTGTTGAATTTTACTCATTTTATTTTGAACAGAAGTAACGTCTGATTCTACTACTATTGCTTTAACCACCATTTGACCACCTTGTTGTTGACCATTTGCTCCAAACGTATTTGCGTTGTTATTAGCACCGAATAGATTAACGTTAGGAGTAGCTGCTTGTGTAGAAGTGTTTGAATCAGTTGGTGCATTCATAGCAGGTGGAGCAACAGAACCACCACCTCCACCACCATATTTAGTAGATGCGATTTTTGCTACGTTTGCTGCGGCAAATATACCTGCACCTGCTGCATAGATAGCACCAGTTGCGGGGCCTAACAATGGTATAGGATTAGACATACCATTTCTAAATGCTGCGATTGTAGCTCGTATTCCTTCAACTGTTGCAGAAGCTATTGATATTGCTTTATTAATATTGAATTGTCTTTTTGCTCTTGCTTCAACTGCTTTCACATCTTGGTTTCCCAAACTATTAGTGACTGCAAATATGTTTTGTGCTAATCCATTTACTGAGTCTGTAAACTCTTTTGCAATTGCTAGTTTAGCATCTGTAACTTTTCTTTGTGCAGCTAAGTCAATCTCAGCATATTTAGCATCAATCTCAGCAAGTTTTATTTTAGTTTGTTCAGCTACAAATATCTCTGCATCTGCACTCATTCCTAAAGCTAATAAATCTGCTTCACTCTTTTCAACTAAATCAGCTACTTCTTTTTCTTTAGCAGTTTGATTCGCTGCTTCTTTCATTGCCCAAAGTAAATCTTGTTGCTCTATTTGTTTAGCTGCTATTGCTGCATTCTTTTCTTTTTCTTTTTCAGCTTCTTTTTGATTTATCTTATCTCTTGCATCTCCTGCTAAAAGACCATACATTTCAATGAGTTTAATCTTTTCTTCTTGCTCTTGTTTAGTTGTAGCAACTTTTGCTTGTGTATCTTGAATAAGTCTATTATAAGCAATTTGAGAAGCCTTCAATTCTTTTTTAACTCCTTCTTCCATTAACTGCATATCCAAATCTTGGTACATTCGAGCAGCTGCTAATCTGTCAGCTTGGTATTTCTTTTCTGCTTCAACTTTTTTAGCATTAATTTCTTTTTGTTTATCTGCATTAGATTTAGCATTTTTAGAATGTTCATCAGATACTTTTTTAGCTTCATCTTTTTTTCTGTTAGCTTCAGTCTTATCAATTACTTCAATCTGATGCATAGAATCTTTGACTACTTCTCTTTGCTCGTTATATGATTTTCTTAAAGCTAAAATCTCTTCTTCATCTAAATCACCACTTAATCGTGCAGCAATCATTTTCTGTTTAATTGCTTCAAGTCGTGCAGCAGCAGTTTTTAATAGCCAGTACTGTTTCTGCTTTTCCATATAAACAGTATTCTTGCCATCAAGTTTAGCCATCTCGATTTCTCTATCGAAACCATTAACTACTGATTTACTCTTTTCTTCATATGCTGCTGCCGTTTTCTCTGCTGCTGCTGCTTGTTTATCTGCTGCATCTTCTGCTGCGGTATTAGATAAACCTAACCAATCACATAAATCTTTGAATGCTTGAACAACCATATCAATAGCATCACCTATCCATCCAAATACTTTACCTACTGCATTAAGTATTGGCTTTAAGATTCCAAGTTTATT